TTGACGGGCTCCCAGCCCTCTTGCAGCTTCATGGAAACATTGCGCGGGTCGGCGTTACCAAGGGTACTCACACGAATCCAGCGCATGGCATATCCAGGCTCCTCATTTACATGGGGAAGCACATCAGGAACCATCCACTGCTTGGGCCTCTCAGCCTTCGCTCGGGTATCAAGTTCACGGGGATTACGTTCAGCCATTTTGTTTCCTCATTTCTTCCGCTACCGCACGGGCGTACTGCTCATTGGTCAGTCCGAGCCGCTTGGCGATTTGAACTTGTGATTGCGTCAACACGATCTTTCTGGGCGCTGTGCTTCGCGTGGCGGGGGCAACAACCGATGACTTCTTTCTTTCCGAAGGGAACGCATCCGGAAAAAGTTGACGCACCTCTTGATTGATGCGCTGGTAATAGTCGTCGCTTGTTGGATCAACCCCGTTACTCACAAGTTCTTTGTCAACCTCTAAAGCAATGGCACGCATCCTGTTGTTTGTCTCAAACCACGGATTGGCTCTTAACCACGCACGGGCTTTGTCGTCTACAGGAGGCGGTGCAACGCTTGGAGCGGATTGTACCACAGGTGCCGGGGCTTGCGCAACTGCCGGTTTGAAATTATTGACGCGCTCTGCCTTATTCACCGCCTTGGCAAGCTCCTCTTGCGCCGCAACGATGCCGTCAGTATCAAACGCTTCGTGCGCCTCTTTGAGCTTGGCCTTGGCCGAGGCTACCTCATTGGCAACAACCTTCTTGGCTTGCTCAAGCAGAGCTTGCTGACCTTGGCCGAGACTGCCTTGGAGGCGCTTGTTCTCTTCGACAAGGTTTTGCGCAAGGCGCAGGGCCTCTTCCCGCTCACGCAAAGCCGATTCTTTGGCCCTGCGCTCCTCGTGGTAGCCCTTGGAGAAGTGCTGGATGCGCTTCTTCACCCCTTCGGAGTACTGAGACAGTTCATCATCGGTAACCTCTGAAGGGGCTTCCTTCATGGGCTTGCGCCCACGGTCTTCTTCAGGAGTGTCGTCAACGACCTCGATCTCGGTTTCGCCCTCGATCTCGATTTCCAGCTTTTCTTCGACGGGCTTTTCTTTTTCCACCTCATCGGGGAACTTAAAAGATTCCATGTTCTACTCCTTATGCCCGCTTCAGGCCACGGGGATCTTGCACAACAGCTTCAACCGAATCATCATTAATGATGCGGAACTCTTGACCGTGGATCTTCAACCGCGTACCAGAATTGGGACGGACCAGCACGAAGTCACCTACCTTGCAGGACGGGCCTGAAGGGAACCGAAGTGGATCTTTGTAGCAGTCTGGCCCCATCTTGGCGACATACAGCACTGGACTCAACACTTCTTCAAAGTGCATGGTCTGCCCTGCTTTGACCAGACCGCTTTCGTACGCTTCTTCCGCTTTAGGCAGAACGCAGAGCAAGTGGTAGGTCACAGGATCAGGCACTTGTCGGGCCTTTTCCTCGTCGGTTTGCGGCAACACGGTTGTGTTTTGGCCGTCGCTCAGGAGTAGTTCACTCATCGTCGTTTTCCATCTTTCGCACAAGGTCGGTTATGAAAGCATGAGCGCGTGAAAGACCCTGGATTTCACCCGTCATGAATTTGTACTCAGCAAAATCTTTTGCCGCACCTGAGATAAGCGCCTGCGCGATGGTTTCGCGGCGCTCTTCCAGTTCTTCGATAACTACGTCGAATGTGGTTGCCATTTACTGCCTCGGTGCTTTGGGTTGAGCTGCCTTCATAGCCTGTTGTTGCATCTTGACCTGTTGCTGCTGCGCCTGATGGTTGAGTTTTTGGCGATGCATCTGCTCCTTCTGCTGCAACTCCTGCTGCGCCCGCGTAGCCTTTAGCCGGGGGTCTTCGCCCTGGTTCTTCTGGGCGTCAATCTGTAGGCGCTGCGCCTCAAGCTGCAGTTTTTGCTGCGCGATCTGGAAGTCCATCTGGTCGTTCTGCGCCTTGCGCTGCACCTCGGCTTGCTTCAACTGCAACTCAACCTGCTGCATCTGCAAGACGGGGTCCTGCGCCTGCTGCTGAGCCTGCATCTGTGCAGCCATCGCTTGGTTCTGTACCATCGTGCGTTGTGCAGCGGCGGCAATCAGCGGAGCCAGGGCCTTCTCGTCTTCAGGTGCTATCGGCGCGTTGTCCTCCTCGTCCAGTGATGGCAGCGGCACCCCCAAGGCCATCTCGACTTGAGCCCGGTATGCAAACGCAGCGTGCTCTGCAATATGTGCCATGAGCGCGGCCATCATCTGCTGCGCCATTGGGTTCTGCCCCAGAGTCGCCATGATCTTTGGGTCCTGCATGAACGCTTGATGGGTCATGAGGTGCGCCTCGTGATCTTGGTACGCAAACGCCTTGACGGGCTTGCCCCGCAGCACGTTCATGTTCTCCGTCACGGGGTCCTGTGGCTTCTGATCCTCAGGAATGGCGACCAACCGCTCGGCGTTCTTGATACCCAACACCTCAAGCATCTGCCGGTGAAGTTGAGGCAGGTCATATATCTGCGGTGCACCCTGTGCGAGTTGTAATGCGGCTTGGTACTGCATGATCCGCTGCGCCATCGTGGCCGCGTTCGGGTCGCTCACGGGAATTACTTCAACAAGGTCGTAGTCAGATTGCTTGACCGACCGATCACCACCCTCCGGCGTGTAGGAATAGTCCGCAGGCAGAAAGTCCCGAATGATCCCCTTCAGGAGTTTGAACTCCATACGAAGTGCAGCGTGAACCCGAGCCTGAACAGCGCTCATGGTCTTGAGTTGACGCTCAAGGATAGCCAGCGTGGTGCCCACCGGAGCTTGGGCAGACATATCGCTGACCTTGAGGTCCGCTACCGACGCAAGCCTCCGTCCGTCTTCAGTAATTGACTGGAGCAAAGCCGCCAAAACTTGGCTTGGCTCCTTGTACGGAAGCGGCATGATGTTGTCACGCACACTCCCCGAAGGAATGTCCACATCCCTGAACTCGCCGGGAGCGATAGGCGTGTCGTCTCCTTTGATCCGAAGGCCGCGAGACTTCAGGCCACCGGGCAGGTTGGACAGGGTGCCAGCATCCACTAATTGCCGGATGATGGAAGTGCCTGCTCGGGCGTAGCCGCCGATCAGATGGATGTACCCAAGTCCGTAGGCCCCGAACCCGGGGATGTACGTGTACTGGACGAAGTGTTGTCGCTTGAGTTTCTTGTCGTCGTCTTCGTTCCAGTTTCGCCGGATGGATAGGACGGTGTTGGTACCCCTCTCAACCGTGACCACATACGGCAAAGGAACTTCATCTTCGTACCCCGGCATGTCCCAGTCTACGTGGATCTCCAGAACCTGATACCGATCATCGTCAGTCAGGGTATACCCTTGTTCTTCTGCCTTTTTCTTCTCAATGTCGGTGAAGAACCTGACAGGCTCACCCAGTTCTACGTCTTTGTAGAAACCTGCTACCTGTAATTTCTTGATCTCATTCTCAGTTTTGCGCATGACATGGGTCACACGCTCGGCTGTGTAAACATTTGACGCCCCGTAGGGCATGATCAGGTCTTCAGCCGGGACAAACGGAGCAGCAGGCAGTTCCGTGCTCGGGTTCGGGTAGATCTTCTTGAAAGCAGCACCAGAAAGGCCAAGGGAGTACAGCATCCGCTCATGCTCGGACCTGTAATCAATCATCCGCTCGGTCAGCATGTAGTTCATGTCATCACGAACCCGCTCTGCTGCTTCTTCCTTGAGTCTGTCAACCGCTCCAATGATCTGAGTTTTGACCGGACCTTGCGCCGGGAACGTCTCAGTGATCATCTCCGACTGGAAACGGATTGCTGCCTCGGTCAAAAGCGGTGAATACACCCCACAAGCCCCGTTCCAGGGCTCAGTACGCTCCTCGTACTTCATGCCAAGGACTTCTAGGCCCTTGACAAACATATCTGTCCAGTCTTTGCGACTGTTGATGTCCGCATCTACGAGGTCAATCAACTCAGAAGCCAGGGTTTGAAGCGCACCTTCGTCCATGTACTCCGCAAGATTTGCGTCAAATGTGTCCGCAGTCTCAGGTTCCGGCATCAGTTCAATCTCAACCCCGTCGATGCCGATGCTGACAGCATCAGGGTTCTCGATCTCGATCTCGATGGCAGGCTCGTCGCCCATGAGGGCGGTGTCCAGAGGCATAAGTGTCGGGTCGATATTCGTTGCCATGTCAGGTTCTTTCAGTAATACGCAGCCCGTCTAAGGCTGCGGAAGTGTCGGGGCTCCTCGGGCTCATCGGACGGCAGGCGTATGAAGCCGCCGTTGCGCATGCGCATGAGCGCCTGGGTCATCGTATCAACATAGTCGTCGTGCTCACCAGCGGGGAAGGCCGCGACCTCCTCCACAAGCTCTCGTGCCCAGCGGGTGTCTGGCACCCACACACGGCCTGAGGTGAACATGTCGGACACCGCGTT